AGTATATTCATCTTTTTCTTGAGTAACATATATTAAATGTCCAAGTTCATTTGGAATAAGATGAAAATAGTAATTTGTATTTTCAGAAAATAATTTAAGTAATCTATTTTTTTTATTCATTTTCATTTTTTTATTTGCTAAATAATATCATTCATATTTTATAAATTCCCCCAAAGGGAGGTAAACAAGAATTATTCTTCTTGTTTACCTATATCAACTATTTGTTTAACTTTTCCATTATCAAATGTAATAGGACATTTTTGATTTGTTGAAAGTATAAGTGTTTTCGTTTTTACGTTTTTAAAATTTAAACTATCCGTCCAACCATCAGTAAGAATTACAGTAGTGTTTCTGTGTATCTTATTTTTTGGATCAGTCATAAAGTCAATCCCGGGCTGCAAAATCGTACCACCAAGTCCTTTGATTTTCATTCTTTCCAGTTCTCTTTTTTCTTTGATTTTTATAACATCTTGAACTTGAGCATCAACTTGTATTAAATTAATTTCAATGTCATTTTGAAAGATATAAGAAAGAACTTTTTCAAATTCTCCATTCATTGAACCTGATGTGTCTAATAGACAGTTAATTTCAGTTCTATATTTTTTATGTCCTTTAAGACCTACAATTCCACGCCTGTTTGGTCTAACAATAGTTTTCTGTTTTTTTGTTCCAAAAACGTGATTGCTCATAGTTCTTTTAATTTCTTTTAAATAATCTTTTCTTGTTTTTCTAAGTTTATTTAAGATAGTTTCAATTTCTCCACTTGATAAACCGCGATTTTTTAACGTTTGCATTACACCTTCAACAACTTCACGTTTCATTTCAGGTGGAACTTCATCACCAAGATGCGTATCAAGAGTGTTTTGTTCGTTTCTTTCTTCACCTTCAAATATAGTTTCTTTTGAGTAACATTCGACATCATTTTTACCATACTTACCATATCTGTCGTTTCCCTCTGTGTCTTTATCACCGTTTCGAGATTCTTGTTGTTCTTTGGCAGATTTTTTGTGTCCACAATGAGGACAAGTATTTGACTCGTTTTCTTGATTTTGTTCATCAGATTGTTCATCACCTGAACCACCACCTGATCCACCACCTTGATTTTGTTCATCAGATTGTTCATCACCTGAACCACCACCTGATCCACCACTTTGGTTTTGTTCATCAGATTTGTCACCTTTACCTTTGCCTGAACCACCTTGACTTTGTTCTTCAGATTTGTCCCCTTTACCTGATGCATTTCCATCACCATCTTTTCCTTCGCCTTTTTTCTTCTTATCTTCCATACCTTTACCACATTTAGGACATTTACTTTTGTTGTCCTTCATGTCTTTAAGTTTATCTTGATTTTTCTTACGCCATTTCTTTTGTTCGCTATTAAGCCATTCATAAAGTTCTTCAAAAATAGCCTCACCTTTATATTCTTTTGGAATCATAAGTGCTGAGTTATTTTTAAGTTGGTCCTTTGGAATTCCTAAGAAAGGATCTTGTCCAACACCTGTTCCTACGTTACCAAGTCCTTGTTGTTTCATAATTTCATCATGTATGATTTGATTAATAATCATATCCTGTGCTATATTAGCCATTCTTTGATCATAACCAACACTCCTTTTAACGTGATCAAAAAGAAGGTGAAATTCTTCATGAATTAATAAGAAATTCACTTCAGGTTGTTCCATACCATCAATGAAATTTTTATTCCAATAGAAGTTCATACCTTTTGCAGTAACATTAACTCCAGCAGTAGGCACTTGTGGATTGTCAATCTCATAGAAGTTAATAAAAAGTGCAAATTCTCCATAGTAAGGAAGATCTCCTGTAGCCATCATTGCAACAACAGCATCTGTTAGTTTTTGATGCATTCTATTTGGCATAATATTTTTTAAGTATGAACTCATAGTTTTTATTTTATGTTTTTATTATTTTATGCAAATATACAACATTTTTTAATTAAAAATATTTTTTATTCTTCTTTATTATTTATTTTTCTAAAGTGTAATAATGTTAGCACTATTAATATCAATGCCGCAATTATATAACCTTTAAATACTCTTATAAATCCGACAAATCCTAAGATTTCATAAGACTTATGTAGGGATTCTCCAATTATTTTTAAATCTTCACCAACACTAGCCAAACTATCTGCAATATATATTAATGAAGTATCTTGTTCTGGAATTTGCACTTCCGTTTGACTGTAGCTGGAAATACCAATAAGTAATACCAATATTAATAATATGATTTTTTTCATAATTTGTTTTTAAATAAAAGTTGTATATAAATTACTTTTTTCTTTCCAATATAATGTAATTATATACCCAGTAATAAGACCTCCAAGGTGAGCAGCATTTCCTATTCCAAAATTAAAATTTGTTAATGCTAAAACTAATGATATTATTGCAAACCACATAATGGCAGGTTTAATTTTTACAGGTATAAAGAAGAATAATAATACTTTTGTGTCAGGCTGAAGAACAACCATTGCTCCAATTAATCCACAAATTGCACCTGACGCACCAACACTTACAGGATAAGCATAAATTAAACTGAATAATAACATTAACAAGCTGCCACCTATTCCACTTAATATGTATAAGTATAAGAATTTTTTACCTCCCCATATTGTTTGTATCGATCTACCAAAAGACCAGAGCACAAACATATTAATTGCTAAATGAATAAATCCACCATGCATCCACATAGATGTGAATGGTTGCCAAATTTGAAATGTGAAGTTTCCTGCGTGTCCTGATATAATACCACTTTGTCCAAAATTTTCATACATCCATAGTGTTGCATTTGTTGAAAATAACTGAGGTAAATATAATAGTGAACATATTACTATAATGAAACCTACTACTCCAAATTTAGCAATTTTTTCATTTCTTTTTTGGGTAGTTTTTCTTTCTTTTTGATTTTTTTTATATTCATCAGTAAAGAATAAATCTTTTAGACGTTGTTTTTTGTCGTCTGACATATTTTTAAATCCATTATTAGGGTCGTATGACATAATTTTAAGCTTTTACTAAGTTTCTAAATAAATTTGTACTTCCATCTGCTTTATTAAAATAATTAACGTTATGTATTTCCATTTTTAAAAAATTAAACAATATTGAGATTCAGGTGGGAATCGAACCCTACGTAGCTTTCTTGGCTTTATTGCCTAAATCTGAATCCAATTGCAAAAGTATGGAATTTTTTTGAAATAAAAAATTATTATTACAGGTATTTTAATGAAAATAACAAAATTGTTTCATAAAAATGTATATTTTGACTTTAGATTTTTTATATATAGATTAGTAATTAAGTTCTTTGATGTGTTGGTGTTGTGGTTCTGTAAAGAAATTCTTTTTACAGGTAAAATCATAAAAAGTAAATAAAATTTTTATAATTAATTCAATTATTAATGGTTAAATGGTCGAATTAAAGGTACATACGAAAACCAAGTTTGTGTAAATAAATAAAATTTTAATAGGGATGAGTTTGTCCGAATTAACGCCTTTGGAGAGGAAGTCATTAGACCCTCGTTGAATTAGGAAATCACGGTAAAATGTATGAAATTTCATCATTTTATTTAACTATTTAATTAAACAAGTGACATCCTGCACCGACATTTTCCTCTGTTTCAATGGTTAATAATTAAGAATATTTTTGCATTTTGGTGAGTTCAATATGTTTTTTAATATCAAACCAAGAATTTATTAAATCTTTTCTATTTTTTTTATTAGGTTTTTCAATTAATATTCCGAGAAATTTAAATTTAAGTAGTTTTAATTTAAAAAAAAGAAATGGTATGTAAAAATACCAACGTTTTCTCCATACTTTTACATACCATTTGCTTGATTCATAGGATAACATATACACTATATATCAAATTCACTTAAACCATTAATGTCAATTTCTTGAAGTTTTTTAATGACTTTTTTGCGAATAATACTTCTACCTTTTCTGATTTGAGATTTGATAGTTGATAAATTGATGTCAAGATATTCTGAAATATCTTTATATGCCATACCTTCCAATTCCCTCATAATAAGCACTTGTTTGTATTTATTATCTTTTTTAGGTAAATTGTGTATTGCTTTTTTAATAATTTCGGCTTTCCTTATGAATACATGATATTCATGTTCATCTTTTTTACCATCTTCATAAGGTATTAAGTTAGTTAAATTAACATTTTCGTTAAATTCTTTATCTAATGATGTTGATGGCAATTTGCCATTATCTTTATGTGCCTTTTTGACTATATTTTCTGCAATTTTATATACCCAAGTGTTAACTTGAGCACCACCTTCTTCAGGTCTCTTATAAGTGCCAATATTTAACATTGCTTGAATAAATGCTTCTTCAGCATAATCTTCTGCAATTTCAGTATCCTTAGTGTATCTAGCCAAATACCAAATAAGTTTTGGTTTATAATCTTTGTAGAATTTTTGGAAATTTAATTTTGTGCGATGTTCAAAGTCTTTTGATAATTGGTTGAAATTTTTGTTCATAAATAAATCCATATAAATTATTTTTTAAGTTAAAATAAAGAAAACGTAACCTTATTATAGTATAATAAAAATTAAAAGTTTAAATTATTTTAAGAAATTAAAGTTTTTTATACTTATTTAAGATGTCAAAGATTTTATTGTAACCGATATCCTGCAAAATAATAAGGTTGTTATCAATTTCAATAATTTCTCCCGAAATTAAATCTAATATATTTTCATCAGTAAATTTTATACTGTTGAAAATCATTTTGTTGCTTAATAGAGATATAAAATCTTTTTCAGCTAATACAATTCTTTTCATGTTAAACATTATTAAATTAAAAAAGTTACCTTTTTTAAAGTTTTTTATATATTATTTTTATTATTCTATTTTTCTTATAATTTAATTAGTCTATTTTTAATTATATCTTTTGTCATTACTAATCTTGTTTTTTTAATATGTTTTTCAATTTTATCCATCGTTTTGTGAGATAGAATCCAAAAGAAATCAAGTTTATTTATTTTTTACACATTTATCAAGAGCATCAAGTATTCTTCTAGTTTCTCTACCAATTACAGATGTGTCATAATTTTTAAATAGTTCTGTATAAGCATCGAAAATATCTTTTGCATTTAATGTAAAGTCTTTAACTGATTCCGAAAATGGATTACTAAGAATATTCCTAGGTTTAGAATATCCATATTCCATTAATTTTTTACCTAAAGCCCTAACCTTTAGTTCCATACTTTTAATCCTATCGTTATCTTCATTTGTTGATAGTGTTTCAACCAAATTTTTAAAAGAAACTGTTCTTTGAGCTAAATCTTCAATAGTTTTAACTTGATATTCTATATCCATATTAAAGTTGATAAGATTGTTTGCAAAGTTTTTAATTTTGTTTGGCATAGATTTTTTATAATGTCTATTATTAAAACTAACATGTACAGAACTAGTAACATTAGATTTACGAACTAACCCAATATTCATAGAAAGTGCAATTTGTGTATTAGTAGAATTAATAATACCAACCATTTTTAAATAAGTTTCCCCATTGATGTCAATTTCACCACCAACTAATTTTAATTCCTGAACACCATTACGAATTCTTAATGAATATGCATCAGGTGTGAAGTAATTTTCAATTTCTGCTACAATTTTTTTACAAAATGATGAGAAATTAAAATTGTAATATTTATTGGAGACTTCTACCCTACATATTTCTTTACCATCAAAGGATGTGATAACTTTATTATTTCTTTGAATGTTAACGAACTTATCAAGTGTTTCATTGATTTCGTTAATGTTGTATTTTTTTGATAAATTAAATTTGATCATTTTATTTTAATTGTTAAGTGCGATTATTAAAAATAATATGCAGTAACCAATGAAAAATATTGAAAATGTTTTCCATTTATTATTTGATATTGACATTGAATTACCAGTTAATATTAATGAAGCAAGATAGCTTACTATAATGTTAGCAAGTAAAAAAGAAATTATTGAAATTGTCATATTGTATTTTTTAAATTTTTAGAGTTGATTTTATTTGTGATTCATCAATTGTTAGAACAAGATAATTATTATAAACATGAAGTTTTGGTAGCAAATGTGAATAATTGCCTTTAACGTTGAATGTATTTTTAATGTAATTCGATATAATTAGCATTTGTTCACAATCTAATGATGGTAATACCAATCGTTTCCAATGGAAATAATCTTTTTCTTCTATTGTACCAACTTTTATATTAGTTGAAGTTTCAAAATGATTTTTAAATGCTCTTAATTCTTTTGACTCTCTCATATAATTAGTTTTAATTTTCAACAAAAATAAGATATAATTTTCAATAAAAAAAATTATATCTTGCCTGTTTTTTTATATTTTTTTCATTTTTTCAATTTAATATATAAGTTAAATTATAAAACAGTATAAAAATAGTAAAAATAATTAATATATAAAAAAGAAAAAATAATCAATAAATTATGCCAATAAGAGATAGAGACCTTGGAAAATATAAAAGACCAGGGATTTTCATAGAAGAAATAGATGCAAGTGTAATTGAGCTTCCAGTTCAGGATGTTCTTATTAACTTGGTGCCAGGCTTTTCAAAGAAAGGTCCTTTTAACTCACCAATTTATATTACAAATCCAAATGATTTTGAAGCAATCTTTGGTGAAGATGATAGAAGATTAGAAAATAAAGGATCTTACTTTCATAAAACAGTAAAACAAATGTTGAAATCTGGACCAGTTTGGTCTTTGAACCTATTATCAACAGATCCTAATAGAGATAAGTTAGAATGGCAAACAATTTCTGTGTCTGCACAATATGAAAATAGTGCAGTAAATTCAACAGCATATGAATTATTTTTTAATAGACAAGATTTTTGGGAAAGAGATACAGACGCTTTCTTAAATATTGTAAAAAATGATAATAGTGGAGTGCAAGACGATAATAGACTTTTCCATATTACAAATATGGGAGATAAAGATATTACTGTATTTATGTTTAAATCAGATATAACAGGCTTTGATATAACAGCAGAAGAATGGTATGTTGGAAGAGATAAAGTGCCAGCATATATAGATTATAGAGAGTGGATATCAGATTACCTTGTAAGTGTTGTTGTAGTTGCAGGAGATTGGACTGATTATAGAACATTAGCTAATGATACTACATTTTCAACCTACTTTAATAGAAATGGTCTAATTAAAGAACAAGTTAGCAATTTTGTTAATGAAAGAACTGTTACAGTTTTAGCATCATATGATACATCATTAATTCCTTATTTTAAGGATTTAAACGGTAGAGATATGTATATTAAAAATGTTATTAATAATAATACTGATAAAACAGGATTATTTTGTACATATAATGAAGACGCATTACTTGAAGCAGATTATAAACTTGGCAATCTTGATATTATCGGTGATGTTCTTGTAGGACAAGATTTTACAAGTATCAACTTTATGTCTTATGACGTAACCTTAAAAGAAGCACTTACTTATACACAAAAATATCTTGATTCAGCAAATAACGTGTTTACAAATATTGCAACACCATTGAATAATTTAACAGTAAGTGGGAATACTAGATCAGGCTCATACACAAATGGGCACACATATGGTATTTATGTTGATAGTGTTGATGGTACAACAGGATCAACTACAACAACAGTTGATTTTGATATAACAACAACAGAATATCCTTATTATGTGTTAACTGGTTCAGTTTATGAACCTGAATTTAATATTGCTACATTAAGTTCTGCTACACAAACAACAACATTCTCTTCAAGAATAGATGTTCTTTATTTGACAAATGATAATACAGGAATTAGTGTACTTTATGGTACAGAATCAACAAGCAATGTTTCATTACAAACTGCTGTAGCACCAAATTATACTTATAGTTTAAATAGTACTATAATTCTTGGTTCTGTGTCACATGTTAAATCAGGTGGAACATATACTGCAATTTATACCCCAGTCACAGTTGGATTAACAACACAAGTAGATCAATATAGTTCAGAAACTAGAGGTTTTGTGCCAATTGATGAATTTGAATTCACATCAGTCACTGGTACATATGTAGATAATTATTTACAAATGGATTTCCTAGGAACATCAGGTATGACAGGAATATATAATGATTATAATTATTTGAGAATGAATCATTTATTTAATGAGATGGATACATATATTACAACTGATAAAACTATATTAATTAAAGATGGTGAACCATTCGAGAAAGCTTCATCAACAGATACTGTTGTGATTAATACAACTACTCAAACAGGATTAACTTTTAGTATACTTCCTACTACAGTGGAATATTCACCAGGTGATGTTGTTACTGTTCGTGTTAGTGGTACAACAAGTGGAGTTACTGGTACAGTGATATCATACTTAAGTCAAACATTAATATTGTCAGCAACAACAACAACAAACCTTGACACTATAAGTGAAGATGGTACATCAACATTGCCATATTTAGGAGGCACTGGCTCAACATTTACTGTAGATGATTTGCCAACAGATTTAGGTTTACAAAATGGGTCAACAGTTCGAGTGGTTAATGAAGAAGGACGTGGTTTTTCTGGTACACTTACTGATTATACAACAGATACTATAGATGTGACTATTAATATTTTTGCTGGCGGAGTATCAGGAACAACTGGAACAACTTGGACAGTAACTGCAGATCAACCTTATCAATCAGCTTCTTTGTGGACAATTCAATTAGCGTCTGAAGGCAATGTTAGTTTTAGATATTCAGATAAAACACCTATTACAGGTAGAGCTGTTGTTGATTCTACAGCATCATCAAATGCCTTAATTAGACTTTATGTTGAAATTCCAACTGATTATATATCAGGTACAGATACAGCAATTATGATATATTATCTTGATGATGAATTTGTATTACAAGATGATGATACCGCAAGATTACAAACAGTTTATCAAGAAGTAACACAAATTCCACAGGTAACTCTTGATGGAAGTTTATATAATGTAGGTGTTGTTGCTAAATATTCAACACTATATCAAAATTATTATAATGGAATTATAAATACTCTTGACTATTTCTGGGTTGATAATATCTCAGGAGCAACACCCGCTACAGATTATAAAGTTTATTTACAAATGTTCTTAGACCAATCATCAATATTAACAGTCGATTTACAAACTTATGATGGTACAACATACACATATAAAGCTGTTGACGATTGGGCTGTAGATTATAGTGAACAATTTATAATTTATTCAGATAAATCAAATTGGAGACAATCAATTGAAATTGAAAGTTATGTTGGCGATGATCTAACAACAATACAACAAATTTCAGTTAATAAAACAAGATATTCTGAAATTAAGAGAGGTGACTTCCTTGAAGCATATTATGACATAGATAATTGGCTAGCACCAGACGGTGATGGTTATTTAGAAGGCTCAGTGCCAAGAAAATTTACTCGTATTATTGATATTAAAAATAGTACAGCAGATACAACTTTGAAAACCCTTTATACTGACGCTCCTATTAAATTAACAGATACTAATTTAAACACAGGAACAACTACAAGTGATATTGATTATCAAACATTCACGTATCAAAGTATTGATGTTTATGTTGATGAATATGTAGGATTGAAGATTTCTCCATTCCTTGTACATCAAGATTCAATACCTGATGGCACAGATTCAAGACAAAATGAAATTCTTGACGTGTTAACAGTTGATAATAACCTTGCAAAAGCACTTACAGATAAAAATAAAATATCTTGGAGATACCTTGTGGATCCTTGGGGACTAGGATTAGAACCAGACGATGGTTTTGGTTGTAAACAACAACTTATAGATCTTACTGGATTGAAACTTAACGCTCTTGGTTTTGTTAATATGCCATCAGCAAAAGATTTTAGAAATTCATCTAATCCATCATTCGTTAATGACGATGGTTCACTTAACTTAGAATATGTGAAAGATGGTGCAGACGAATCTAAAAATCCAGATTATTTATATCAGTTCGCTACAAAACACGGTCAAATTGACGGTCGTTCAACAGCAGGATATTTCTTCCCATACGTGAGAATATACGATAATGGTATACCAAAATGGTTTCCACCAGCATCATATGCAGCAACAACTTATATGCAGAAATTCGTATCAAACGTTGCAGGTTTCGTGCCTTGGACAATTTGTGCAGGTATTACTAACGGTAGAGTTAATGGTATAACAAAAACTGAAATGGATTTTAATAATACAGATCTTGAAAATTTACATCAAATGGGAGCAAATCCAATAGTGTATAAACTTAATAATGGATATTGTATTAATGACGAGTCAACAGCACAAGTTTATCCATATACTTCATTATCATTCTTACACTCAAGAGAAGTACTTATAGAACTTGAAAATAGGTTGTATGATATGTTACTTAGATACCAATGGGCATTTAATACATCTGAAATTAGAGCAGAAATTAAATATAGAGCTGATAAAATTTGTAAAGAAATGTTAGACGGCGATGCCTTTTACGATTTCAAAAATGTTTGTGACGAAACAAACAATACAGATTATATTATAGATCTCCAAATGGGAGTGCTTGATACTTATGTTGAAATTATAAAAGGAATGGGTATAATTGTTAATAACATTACTATCCTTAAAAAAGGAGATATCCAATCAGGAGGTTTTAACCCTCAATAAAATTAAAATTGTATAATAAATTGTTAAAATAGAGTCCAACTTTGGACTCTATTTTTTTTATATATAGGAGTAAAAGATACCTTAGTTATGAATAGAATAACATTTAAAAATAATTTAGATAAATCAGGTAAAATGTTTAGAAAAAAATATCTTGAAAGTCATCATCCAGAAATATTTGAAGATATTATTAATTATATAAATAATTATAATTTAGATAAGTTACCATTTAAACAACAAGTTTATCATTGGTGTAATAATATTAATGAATATAAATTATGTTATTGTGGAGAAAATGTAAAATTTAAAAATTCTACAATAGGTTATTATGAATATTGTTCTAAGAAATGTATGGATAATAGTGAAAAAGTTAAAAATAAACGATATGAAACAAATATTAAAAAGTTTGGAACTAAAACCCCATCTGAAAATAAATTAATAAGAGAAAAAATAATAAAAACAAATAATGATAGGTATGGTGCAAATTCCCCATTGTTAAATAAGTTAATTAAAGATAAATCTATTGAAACTTTAAAAAATAATTATGGTGTTGATAACCCTTTAAAATCTAAAGAAATTTTTAACAAAGTTAAAGATACACTTATGAAAAATTATAATGTTGATAATCCTAAAAAGGATAAAAATATAAATGATAAAATCAAAAAAACAATGTTAAAAAGATATGGTGTTGAATATGCTTTACAAAATTGTGATATTAAAAAAAGATCACGAAAAAAACAAATGTTAACATTGGCTAATAATATAAGAGAATATTATGATTATGATATAATAAAAATAGATAATACTAACAAAAAATATACTATGATGTGTGATAATAATCATACTTTTGATATTAGTTACGTTTTGTTAAATTCGAGAAGAAGAACAAATACCGTGATATGTACAGAATGTAATCCTGTAAACAAAAGTATATCAGGTTTAGAAATTCAATTAGAATTTTTTATTAAAGAAAATTATAATAATGTTATATTATTAAATAATAGAAATATTATTGAAAAAGAATTAGATATATATTTACCTGATTTAAAATTAGCATTCGAATTTAATGGATTATGGTGGCATAACGAATTAAATAAATCAAATGATTATCATTCGGAAAAAACAAAAATGTGTGAAAAAAATGATATACAATTAATTCATATTTGGGAAGATGATTGGTTACATAAACAAAATATTGTTAAATCAATGATAATAAATAAACTAAATTTAACACCAAATAAAATTTATGCAAGAAAAACTAAGGTGAGAGAAATTAAAGATAATAAATTGGTTAGAAAATTTTTAAAAGAGAACCATATTCAAGGTTTTGTTGGTTCAAAAATTAAATTGGGTTTGTTTTTTGATGATGAATTAGTTAGTTTGATGACGTTTGGTAGAAAACGAAAGGCTTTAAATGATAAAAATAAAACTGATGAAGAATGGGAATTAAGTAGATTTTGTAATAAATTAAACACTAATGTTATAGGTGGGGCAAGTAAATTATTTAAAGGGTTTATTAATAATTATAATCCGATAGAAATAATCACATATGCTGATAAAGGATATTCTAATGGTAAGTTGTATGATACTTTAGGATTTGATTTTTTATATGAAAATAAGCCAGGTTATCATTATATTGTAGATAAAATAAGAAAACATAGATTTTCATATAGAAAGCGGTTTTTAATTAAAAAAGGCTTCAACCCAAATAAAACTGAACATGAAATAATGTTAGAAAGAAAAATATATAGAATATATGATTCTGGAAATTTGAAATTTGAGTGGAATAAGTAAAAATGTTCATTTTTGTTGTATTTTTCCATTATTAAAAATTAATATATAAAAATATATTTTTAGGATTTAAAAGATAAAAAAATGATATACAAATAAATATGAAAGATTTTTTAGAATTCATAAACGAAGAACAAGAGCAAAAATGTGATTGCAAGGAAGATAAATGTACTTGTGATGATAAAATAGATGAAAAATTGTCAGATTTTGATGAATTTTTCAAAGAAAAAAATAAGTAAATATGAAAAGATTTGAAAAATTTGATGAGTTTCTTAATGAAAAAAAGAAAGCGTCACCAAAACAAATAGAAGCAAGAAAGAAATTCGCTGAAAAATTTGGAAACAAAAAGAAAGATGATGGAAACGAAGGAGAACCAGAAGAAAAATCTGATGAAGTGAAAACCGAAGACGAAAAATCTGAGAAAAATCCTAAGGATGAGAAAAATCCTAAGGATGAGAAAAATCCTAAGAATGAGAAAAAATCTAAAACTGATAAAAAGAAGAAAATAGCAAGTTTTAAAGAACATACTGGTGGTTTTACACCATAAAAAATTATTTTCCGAGGAAAAAGCTAAAATTTAATATATAGAGAAATAAATATCGAAAAAATAATATAAAAATATGCCATTAGCACACTTTACAATGATAGACTCACATAAAGAAAAATGGGAACCAATCCACAAAAATCTTTACGAGGTGACAATTATATTGCCTCAAATTTTACAAAGCGTTCATCCAAATGCAACACACCTACTTTTGGAAAATACTATAACAGCAAAAATGCCAGAATATCCAACATTGGCTACCAAAGAACAAAGATTTAAATATTCAACAAGATTGTTCTTAATGGCTCCAGATAAAACTTCAATCGATGATATGCAAATCTCATTTAACCTTAACCAAAACGATGATTATCAAATGTTCGTGTTTAAAATCTTGAAAGATTGGTATGACTTAGCTTGGAATAATGAAACTGGTACATTACACTATAAGAAAAATATGGTTGGAGACGTTATCGTCCACCAACACGATAGAGAAGGTAAAGTAATCAGACGTGTAACTTACCATAATTGCCAATTTAAACAATTCGCAGGTATGGAAGACCTTGCCTGGGATGCTAATACAGATATTATGCAGTTTGATGCACATTGGGCTGTTGATTATTGGGAGGACTTCTATTACTAATTGTCTCATTTTCAATTACTTACAAAGACTTACAAAAAAGTTCATAATTATTGAGAGGAAAGCCTTGTTTTTTTATATATAACATAAAAACAAGGCTTTGTTATGCTATATAAAAAATGTAGATTGTGTGATGACTTAAAAGAAGTAGATGAGTTTCACAAAAAGAAATCAAGTAAAGACGGTTATAGAAATGAATGTAAAGAATGTGTAAAAGGTATACAGAAGAAATATAAAGATGCTCCAGGTTCCAAAGAAAAACGATCAGAATACGATAAGCAAAGATACTCTGAAGAAAAAGAAAACATTTTAGAAAGAAAAAAAGAGTATTATGAGGAGAATAAAGTTTCTATATTAGAATATAAAAAACAATATAGAAAGGATAATGATGAACATATAAGAGAATGGAGAAAAAATAACTCAGATAAAAATTCTAAAGGTCAAGCAAATTACAGAAAAAAATATCCCCACATAATTGCATGGCGTTCAATTCTTTACTCAACCCTCAAAAGAATGGACACTGAAAAATCCGACCACACAATAGATTTATTAGGTTATTCAGCTGAACAACTCAAGGAGCACATTGAGAATCAATTCACTGATGGAATGACTTGGGAAAATCATGGGGATTGGCATGTGGATCATATACATCCAATTACAAAATTTGATTCTGAAACCCCTGTTTCAGAGGTTTGTGCTTTATCAAATTTGCAACCTTTATGGGCTGAAGACAATTTAAGTAAGAGTAATAAAATTTAATTGTAAATTTTTTCCTTATATTTGCAATTATGAAATTAAAAGAAATTAAAAGAGAAATAAAGAACACGTTTAAGTTGCCAAAAAAGGTTTATTATTTTGGTAAAGTGAGTTTAGGTGCACCATATATGTATCCTAGGAATTATTGTGGTAGTATAATAAATATCAGAACATATAAGCCTAGATTTAATAGACTTAAAAATTTTAAAATAGGTAGATATTACATATTTTATGGTTATCCTATAATAATTTCAAAGGTTAGTCTTGGTTGGAAGGATAAGTTTAGTAGTCCTAGATACGAATGGTCTCCACAATTTCACATATTTATGTTTGGGCTTCAGTTTGCTATATTTTGGAATGCTCCAGACGGTGATAATGATACATATTATGAAATGGTTCTTCATTATTTAAACTATTCTGATAAAGATATTAAAAAGGCAAAAGAAACATGGGGTTGGATTGATGGTAATACTAAACAATCAACATGGGATAATAAATATTTAATAAACCAAAGAAAAGAAAAACTTGAAAAATTGATGAATCGATAAAAAAGACACAATCTTAATACTATCATTTAAATTTTATATATATGAAAAAAATATTAAATACATTATTGATATTATTAATCCTAAAATTGTTGAAGAATATGATCATTTACCAGAAGTGATTAATATAACTTCGAGTAAATACAATTTATAATTTAATATTTAAGATTATTTAAATAAAAAAAGCTTCAATTAAAATTGAAGCTTTTTTTCATTAATTTGAATATATATTTTTTATTATATAACAGTCACATTAATTGCATTTAGTCCTTTTTTACCTTCTACTAATTCAAATTCTACTTCGTCATTATCGTTTAGAGTTTCTGATACAACTCCAGATATATGAACAAAGTATTCTTCTGATGTATCAGAATCTGTAATGAACCCAAAACCTTTGATTTCATTAAAGAATTTTACTGTACCTTTTTTCATTTATTTAATTATTTTTTATTATGTGTATTATTACACATCTTTATATATAATAATTAAAAAATAAGTTTATTCTATTTTATATATAGTTTATGAAATATTTAAAGGTATTTGAATATAGCGAATGGGATCATAAGGATATAAAAGATTTAATTGGTAAAATATGTTACCGTGATAAAGGTAATTCATTTATTGTAATTGGTGGTGGATTAAAAAGGGTTATTCGTTATTTTCCTTATCATGATGATGGCGATTCTACGTTTGTGTCATTTGGTTTAATAGATATTGAAGAATTTTACAATAAATATTCAGATGAATGTATCAAAATGTTGAAAGTCATTAAGGAAAAGATTGAAAATATTAGTGATGATTCTACTGTTACTGGTGGTGGTAATATTAAAATAAAATCAAGATTGGTACAAATTATGGACATTTGGTTTAAAAAAGTTCCAGAAATTCAGATACATTTTGAAATGGAAAAATATAATTTATGAAATATTTAAAAATTTTTGAAAGTTATTATGACGATCCACCTGATGATGATGATCCATTATTTGAAGGTATTTTGGATAGAGTTTGTGAGCTTATTTCTGTTATTGATAAGATGGAAGAGAATGCGTTGGAAGAATATATGGAAATGTTATGGTCAGATCATTATGATAATATATCAGATTTAATTTATAAATATGAAAGTGAATTATCTAATGATGGTGATTATCCTTGGAGTGAAAAACTTGAGAAAGAATACACTTTTAAAAAATATGGCAGAAACTTTTACAAAAAGTTAAAGGATATGAATCTTAGTTATTTACAGGGTGAAATATCAAAAGATATATATAAAGAGGTGAAAGTATTATATCCTATTGATGATTTTTTAGTTAAATATAATGCTGATAAATTTAACTTATAATATTTTTTTTTGAAATGGAAATATAATATATAATAAAAAACAATAATAATTAAATGGCAAATATTGGTGATAATGTTGGTGGTGGTATTCTTTTTTATTCAGGTGCTACATATGGTTTAGTTGCAGCTACAAGAGATATAAATATTGCAGTAAATTGGGGATTGTATGGTACTGAAGTATTAGGTACAAGTACTTCAATAGGAACAGGTCATGACAACATAACTGCAATAATTGACACATTTAGTGGATTTACTGCGGCAAAGGCTTGTGATAATTTAGTATTAAGTGGGCAAAGTGATTGGTATTTACCATCTAGGGATGAATTAGAACAATTATACGTTTCTGGTAGAACTTTTTTGAGTGGGTTAGACAATTGTACCAATTATTGGACATCATCACAATCAACACAACATACTGCTCATATGCAATATTTTTTGAATGGTACTAAGAGTAGTTTAGGTAAGAAAAATCAAGCGTATAAAATTCGACCTATTAGAACATTATAAAACACTTTTTTCAATATTGTTCAATTTTATTTTTCTAATATCTTTAATGGTAGTATTCAAATAAACTTTATTATTAAAAATTATGATGTTACCATTATCATTTTCTTCTTCTCCTTGGTATAACATTTCTCCATTT